CTGGACAAGGCCACCGCATCTCCGCTGGTCTCCCGTCCCACTACTCCGACCGACCGGAAGCAGGGCCGCGCCTCTGACGAGTACAAGAAGGCGTTCTGGAACCAGATGCGCGGCAGGGTCAGTCCTGAGGTGTTCAATGCCCTGCAGGTCGGCACCCTCTCCGAAGGTGGCTATACTGTTCCTGACGAGTTTGACCGTCAGCTGATCGAAGGCCTGGAGGACGAAAACATCATGCGTGGCCTGGTGCATATCATCCGCACCGGTTCCGGTGAGCACAAGATCCCCATCGTGGCTTCCCATGGCACCGGGTCCTGGGTGGAAGAAGAACAGCAGATCCCCGAGAGCGATGACGCTTTCAGCCAGGTGACCCTGACCGCTCACAAGTTTGCCACCATGATCCGCATCAGCCGTGAGCTGCTGAACGACTCCGCATTTGACCTGGCCGCCTATATCGCCCACGAGTTTGTCCGCCGCGCCGGCGCCGCCGAGGAACAGGCCATGCTGGCCGGCGACGGCAGTCATAAGCCCATCGGCCTGCTGCACGATACCCTGGGCGCCGAAACCGGCGTGACCACCGCCTCCTCCACGACCATCACGGCGGATGAGCTGATCGACATGCAGCATTCCCTCAAGTCCGGCTATCGCCGCAAGGCCTGCTGGATCATGAACGACGCGACCATCTCCGCCATCCGCAAACTGAAGGACGGCAACGGCCAGTACATCTGGCAGCCCGGCATCAAGGAAGGCGCGCCGGACATGCTGTTCAACCAGAAGGTGCTCATGTCCAACTACATGCCTTTGATCGGAGCGGGCAACAAGGTCATCCTGTACGGCGATTACACCTACTACTGGCTGGCCGAGCGCGAGGGCCGCACCCTGGAACGCCTGAACGAGCTGTACGCGGTCACGGACCAGGTCGGCTTCAAGATGACGGAGCGCCTGGACGGCCGCCTGATTCTTCCTGAAGCTGTGAAGTGCCTGAAGATGAAGGCCTGAGACAACGGGGCTGGCTGATTAACCGGCCAGCCCCTGACCTGATGGAGGTAAATACACATGAGTACTATGGCGAGAAACTATCACGCTCACGGCGGCGAAGAGTGGGTGGTCGGCGGGAAGCTGACCTTCCTGCCCGGAGCGACGGTGGAGGGCGCGGAAGGGCTGTTTGATCTCCCTTTTGGCGCGCCTGCCGCGCAGATCCCCTACATGGAGGACAGCAAAGCCACCAACGCCGCCGGACTGCGGGACGACTTCAACCGCCTGCTGACCGCGCTGCGCACGGCTGGCCTGATGGCCCCGGCCCCGCAGGAAGAGAGCTCCGTCAACCAGTCTGAAGGCTCCGGTGATGAACCGTGATCCTGACGGTTGACGAGGTGAAAGTTCATCTCCGAATCGAGGACGATGAGGAGGACGATTACATCGAAGGCCTGATCCGACAGGCGCAATCTGCCGCAGAGGATTTCTGCAGAGTCTCATTTGGAGACGACGAAACATCGGCGCCGGAGCCGGTCAGACTTGCAGTGATGCTCATGGTGTCGCACTACTACGAGAACCGGGATAACCCGGACCGAGCCGTATACGGCACCATGCGCATCGCCTTTGAGAATCTCCTCTATCCTTACCGGGATCTGGACAAGATGTTCTGACGGGGGTGACGCTGCTTGCGCGGATATAAAAACTTTGACGGCACCCCGCATCCAGGGGACCTGAAGCACAGGGTGGATATCGGGTACACCATGAACGTGGTGAACGAGAACGGCTACCCGGATGAGAAGGATGTGGTCGTCTGCACGGTCTGGGCGTCCGCCACCGACGCGGGCAACCAGCACTACCGCAGCGCCGACGTCATGAACACAGAGCAGGTGGTCAACTTCACTATCCGGTATCGGGAGGATATCAAGCCCGGCATGTGGGTGCGCTTCCGGGGCGAGAAATGGTTCATCTCCACCCTGGGCGAGTACTCCTTCCAGCGCACGTATCTCGGTCTCAAGGCCTCCATGCAGAAAGGAATCAGTGGATGAAACAGGTACAGGACGCGCTCAGGGAGATCGGTATCCCGGTTTACGCGGGCGTATGGCGCTCTTCTTCCAAAGACCAGAATGCGCCGCTGCAGTACTGCGTGTATTCCACTACCACCACGGAAGCGGAGCATGAGGATGATCATCCGTCACGGTACCGCACCTATGTGTATCTGAATCTGTGGTCGGATGTGGACCCCACCGAAATGCGGTATCGCATCCGGGAAGCCATGTACGCCGCCGGTTTCGGCATGGTGGAGGAGTCGGACAAAGGTTACAATCAACCCGCGTACGACACCGCGACCAAACAGTACACCGTGCAGTGGACGTGGTGCATCGCGGAGCCTGTGTGAGGTGATCCCATGCCAATCGATACGAAAGGCTTTGACGACCTGATCGGCGATATCAACTGCATGGCGAACAGGCTGAATACTGCCGACGGAGTCGCGCCCGTCGCCAGGAAAATCCTGAAAGCAGCGGCTGTGCCCTTGGAAGACCAGATGAAGGCCAACGCTAGCAAAGACCCGAAGATCATCACCAACAAGCTGCACGGCGCCATTTCCGTCGGCAGCGTGAAAAAAAACAAACGAGCCGGGCTGCACATCACCATCGGGGTGCACCGAAAAGACTGGGACGACGGGGATTATTATCCCGCCATGGTGGAGTACGGCCACGGCGGACCAAGCCCCGCTCCGGCGCACCCCTATGTGCGGCCTGCCTTCGATACCCGTCAGGATGAAGCTTTCGGCATTATCCGGGACGGGCTTTTGAATGAACTGAAATCCAAATAGGAGGGAAAAGCATCATGCCTACCAACACTCCCGCTTCTTCTCCCACGGTATCCTCGACCATCGGCCTGAAAAACGTGGTCATTGCGCCGCTGGTCACGGATACGGAAGCCGAACACACCTATGGCGATCTACAGCTAGTGGCCGGTGCAATCGAGGCCAGCGTGACGCCCGATAACGCGGATCCGGACATCATGTATGCGGATGACATCGAGTTCGACGTTCTGTACGCCGACCCTGAAATCAGCTTCAAGCTGAAGATGGCGGACATTCCCCTGACCATCCAGGAGATGATCTTCGCCAACCAGATCGACGACAACGGCGTGCTCATCCGCACCGCGCAGGACAAGCCGCCTTATTTCGCTGTAGGTTTCAAGAGTGAAAAGAGCAACGGCAAGTACCGGTATGTCTGGCTGTACAAGGTTCGCGCCAAGCCCCTGACCGAGAACTTCGCCACCAAGGAAGGCAACACCATCAACCGGCAGAATCCGGAGGTGGAGTTCACCGCCATCAAGCGCACCCACGACGGACGCTACCAGGCAGTGGCCGATGAGGACGAAGGCGGCTTCACCGCCGAAAAGGCCGCGACGTTCCTGACTTCCGTGTACGAACCCGTTATCACGGCTAACCCGTAATAAATGGAGGTGACGGGAATGTCGCTTGAGGCACTCAAACGGAACGGGCATAATCTTGAACTTGGCTCGTTCGAGCGGTCCGGAGAGTACGGCATTCCCGTCCTCCGGCCTGTGCAATTGGACAGACGGCTCGAATGGGTACGGTTCAATCACGCCCTGCGGGAAACGCACCGTGACCGGTACGGCGTCCAGTTCTTTATCGACGATTACCTCTTTCAAAGGGCATGGCACGATCCACCGCGCTATGCCCTTTTCCTTCGGCAGTTTCCGGCGGTGATGACGCCGGATTTTTCTATGTTCGCAGACTATCCGAAAGCTGTGCAGGTGTACAACCACTGGAGAAAGCACCAGTTGGGAGCTTATTGGCAGCGCGTCGGTATGACCGTCGTACCGACAATCGGCTGGATCGACAGCGACAGTTTTTCCTGGTGTTTTGACGGTGAACCTGAGGATTCCACAATCGCAGTTTCATCTGTCGGAACGCTCAAGCATCCTGATGCCCGGCGCATGTTTATTGCGGGATACAAGGAAATGCTGATTCGGCTGCAGCCCAGAAAAATCATCTTCTTTGGCGACGTACCGGACGAGTGCGGCGGGATTATTGAACATCATGACCCTTATTACCACACTTTTACCAAGGGGCTGTCATTTGCCGATAAAGCGAGGTGACAGCCATGGGAACCAGAGGTTCTTCATCACACGGAAGAAGCGGCGGTTTTTCCCGCCTGGGCAGAGTTGGCAGGAGCCAGCTTGCTCCATGGAGGGATAATCGTTAATGCTGTTGTCCAGAATGCCCAAATCGACATCGCCTCCATCGCGCAGCTCAACAGTGACGAAATCAAAGCCCTGCAAGGCTACATAGATGAACTGCGGGTGAGCATTGCGAGCGCCGATGAGATCAACGCAAAGGTCATCGCAGCAAACACCGCATGGCTTGCCACAGCAGCCATCCAGTCAGCCCAGATTACAGATCTGAACGCCAAGGTTGCAGTTATCGAAGACGGCAGAATCATCAATGCCACAATCAACGCAGCGAAAGTCAACGACCTCAACGCCAGCATTATCAATGCATCCCAGGCAGAGATCAAGAGCGCTTCAATCGATTGGGCTCAGCTAAAAACCATGGTCGGCGATCACGCCATCATCGCCGAGATGGTCAATGACAAGATGTACATCTCCGACCTCGCCGTCACCGAGGCAAACATGGCCCACCTGACTGTCGGCGAGCTTGTCGTCAAGGGTACTGATGGCAAATTCTACTCGGTAACTGTAGATGACAACGGTCAGGTCACATCCTCCGAAAAGCAGGTCGGGTATGACAACATCGCAGCCGATGCCATTGACAGCACGAAAATCATCGAAAACAGCATCAATGCTGACAGACTGAATGTTCGGGAAATCTTCGCCAAAGACGCCATCGTCATGAATCAGATCGTCGCCAATCTGAACGTTGATCAGCTGTTTGCGCGGGACGGATGGATGGGAAAGCTGACCACATCTCTCATTCAAAGCAACTTCCGAGAAATGCTGAACCTAAAATCCGACGCGGGCCTAATTCTGAGTGTGCGACAGGCCGCGCAGGAAGCAGCTGATGCCAACGCAGAGCTGAGGATCGTGATCACGTCCACCAACGACGTCATGTCCGCAAACGCGCAGAACTCCGTCCTGACCGCTCGTGTGTTCAAGGGAAACAAAGATGTGAGTGCAGATTACGACCCATCCTGCTTCCATTGGAAGCGCAGCAGCGGGAACCAGACCGCAGACGATGACTGGGCGGCATTGGAGGATCACAACGGCGCGAAATCCATCATCATAACGCCCGGAGATGTTGACCGAAGCGCTGTTATCAGCTGCGAACTGATCACTGATGATCCAGATAACGAGCTCGATCAAAATCAGCTGGACACTCTGACACTGAACTGAGGTGAAACAATCATGGGAGTGGTTGCAAGCGGCAGCAAGGTCATCCTTGACCTGACGGACAGCGGTCGTCTTTTTGTAAATGTAACGGCAAATCATCTGCGCACGCAGATCAGGGAAACGAACTCCAACGGGAGTATCACACTGACCCCAGACTGGAAGACAACCCCCCTTAAGCTGACCCCGGTCGTGTACTTCGACCAGCAAGTACTGCCGATTGCATCCAGCGGACTCACCATCAATTGGACAAAGCGCATCCAGCAGGCCAACGGTGCACAAACGGCATCGTCTCTCGGAAGCACGGAAAAAGTCGATCCGAGTGAAAAAACGCTGACTGTGTCGGACAATACGCTCTCTTCGTCTGCGAATGGCATGATCTCCTATTCGGTCAAGGCGACGTATGTCGTGGCGAACGTGACGTATACCGATACAGCTGAAATTGATTTTTCGCTGGTGTCCGATGGCGAGGACGGCGCTCCCGGCGAAAAGGGCGACCGGGGCGCAAGCATCGCGTCTGTCACTAATTACTACCTCGCAAGCGCCAGCGCATCTGGTGTAACAACCAGCACCACCGGATGGAAGACGGCTGTCCAGACGACAAGCGCGTCCAAGCCGTACCTCTGGAATTATGAGGTCATTAAAGACAGCGACGGCAAAACGATTAACACGACCACCCCGTGTATCATTGGACACTTCGGCAAGGACGGCCTCAACGGTCGCGGCATCTCGTCCATCGTTGAGCACTACAAGGCCACCGACTCCACAACTGCGCCCGAAAGCGGATGGTCGGAAACCCTTGTAACAACTGACCCTGTCAATAAGTACCTCTGGAATTACGAAACCATCAACTACACAGATGGTAATTCCGAGGATTCGACCAAGCGCATCATCGGAACCTATGGAGACAAGGGCGATAAGGGCGCAAAGGGCGAGAACGGTGATCCTGGCCGCAGTGTAGTGTCAACCCGGACGCAATACCATGTACATACATCAAAGAATGACCCGCCATCTCCGGGCTCGGCTGGCTGGGTGGACGAAATGCCGCCCTGGCAGCGCGGCGTATACCTGTGGACACGCATCGTGTCCACGTACAGCGACGGCAATGTGGAGCCCGGAACTCCTATGTGCGACCCCACATGGGAAACCGTTCTGGATGCTGTGTCGGACATGGATAACCTGTCCGGCAAATGGGCGCGGAGTGACAACGGCTGCACGAAAAAGATACTGACCTCACCGAACATCCTCGCCGGTTATGGCATCGACGTGTATCTCCGCGCCGATATCCCCATCCTGCAGCAGACGGGAGAAGGTATGCCGTCATCCAGCAATATCCGTCCATTCGCTCCTCGCTCTGAACGTTTCATCATTCACCAGACCGGCTGTACGGTACTGCCCGATCTCGGAAAAATTTCGGTCAAGAAGACCGCTCCAAAGCTGGTCGTGCTGCCCTACGCAGTCCCGGCAGAATCGTATACTCTCAAGGCGACGTTCGGGAGCGGAAGCGGTACGACGACCGTCGAGCTGTGCACCCTAGACGACAGCGGCAACAAAGTGAGCCTGGATGACAGACCTTCTGTTGACAATGGCACACCAACAAAAGCCGTCAACATCTCAGATGCGATCCGGGCTGTTTATGTCTCAACGACTTCTACCTCTGCCAGAACTGTAAATAACATCCGGCTCATTCCAATTGGGTGTACAGACGATGGCGAGGCCCCTGTGCACAAAGAACATGAAATCACGATTCCGGAGGTCGTGGGTGCAGGTTCTCTGAATACAGGAGATGGCCGTATCTATGCGAGTTGGGTGTATGTCCCCGATCTGTACAATTACTCCCTCATATCCTCCAACGCAGAATACTGGATGACGGAAAGCCTGATTGTCCCATTTCTTGAAAACATAGCCGCTGAGAACGGAAGCAAGGCTGTGTTCCGTGCCACAGGGAGGTATATCGAGAGCTGGCAGTGGCAGGTAAACAAAAACGATGGAAAAGGCTGGATTGACATCCCAAATACATACTTTGTGCAGTCCCAGTATGAGAGCTACAGAGACTCTGCACTGCCGGTCATTTCGACAGAGGAAACTCGGAAATACACGTTCAGATGCTCCGTGGTCGGCAAGGACGGGAAGACCGGGCAAACCAACACAGCAAAGATAACACTCCCGCCGTCGCAGGCGATTTCGTATGGCCCTGGTGGCGAGGTCATCGAGGAAGAAGTGGTCGAGGAAGAAACCGATATCGAGATTGGCGGCCAGGTCTACGGTGTGCGTGAAATGATTGGTGTTCATGCTCCTTATTTCCAGGCTCAAAAGTTTGACAGAGAATGGGGAAGTGACATCAGCGATGCTGTGACTCCAATGGAGAACGGAGAGAAATGGTCGTCTCTCGATGGCGGCGAAACATACGCCGGATATGATCACACGAACTATCCTGTTAAATGCTCGCATCTGCAGCCGCTGTCCGTATCTGAATGGGTGTCCGTCGGCGACTGGGGGCAAAATCCGCCATCGTATTTCCCGGAACAATCCAGGCAGGATTGCATTATTCTTGATGAGGGTAAACACGCCAGCACTTCCGGTGCAGCCTGGTGGTTCAGCCTCCAGCCAGACCGGAGCAGCGGTGATCTCGTGGACGTGGACGGCGAATATCACAATGCGAGAATCGAGACAGATATATACATCATCCGCCAGCACCGCAAGAACACACCGCTTCAAATCCTCTTCCGTACCGAATCGCCTGTGGAATTTCGCATCGATACACCGCGCCTGACATCGGTCAAAGGATGCAACAATGTATGGATAGAGGGCAGCACAAACAGTGTCCGCATAGCTGGCGTATCGGACGTAACAAGCCTCACAGACGCAGTCGAAGCGCTGCAGAGGGAGTCAGAAGCCAACCGCGAATCCTGGCTGAATCTGACGGACGGCGCGAATGGCGAAACACTCGCAACACTCGGTGCCAAGATAGCCAGCGCAGACGGCTCTACGTGGATGGCTGGCATGCTCGGTGTTGATCCAAAGAGTGTCGAAGCGACCATCAAGGGCTACACGGAACGTCTCGGAGTAATCGAGAAGGGCATGCTCTTCGATACAGAGGGGCTGAAACTCCATGCCTCCAGCACGCCATACTACACCCTTATCGCAGAAGACGGCATGCAAATCCGCAAGGG